CAACAAGAACGAAGTGGTCAGCACCTTCAGGATTAGAAGGGCTCGGAGGTTGGAGATTTGCTGCACGTGACGGCACAACCACGTCCTCAAGAGCCTTTGGGATAACGCAAGGTCCGTCGAAGACGACCTTCTCTTTCGTGATGTACGCGAAGTACCGGTTGTCTTCGTCGCAGTAGAACTCGACTTCGGCTTTCTGCGGTTTCTGGTTTTCATCAGTCCACCTGACGGCGTACTTATCGTCGCCGGTTTGCTGGGCAAAGGAGCCAGGGAAGGTTTCGTTCAGGAACTGCAAATAGGTCTGCTGGGCCAGAATCGGATCTGCCGGTTGCGGCACCGGTTTAATTTCAATGACCTCGCGCCGGTCCTTGACCCAGGGAATAAAGGCCACGAACTTGCCATCGTCGGTAAAGGAACGGATCAAGTGCCCGACAATTTCTTCCCCGTTCTGTTCCGTGAACAGTTGATAGTCCAGCAGCTCGTCAATGGACGTACCCTTCTCAGCATCGGCCTTGTTCACGGCAATGGCCGACATGACCGGGCGCGTGGACAGAACCGCGTTATGGAGCGTGTCCTGGGTCCGCTGCGAGTTGGTCATGAGCAGGGGAATGTGCTGATTACTGGCATCCGGCCAGGGATAATTTTTTGGCTCTAACCAGCCCCTTAACTTTGCGGTCCGTTGCAGGCGGGCCTCGGACCAGGCTTGGCGGTCGGTCAGGTCCTGGTTGTACCGTTCAATGACGGTTTCCACGAACTGTTCGACGTTCTCTGGCTTGATTGACTTTCGTGTTTTCAACGTGCTATCCTACGTGACATGGATGAACTACTTAATCTCGATGACTTGCTCAGTGACGACGACGTTTTCACCTGGCCAGCCTGCTGTCGAAACTGTCAACACCTAGAATACGACAGGGATTTTTACGACATGCCTTACAACTACTGCGGCCTCAACATCTTCCCGCCGACTAAGAAATTGACCTGCGCCAAGCAAAAGCCTCGTTCAATACCCGTTCTTCCTTCCACCAGCCGTCACAACTGACGTACCTAAATGGCGACACCCGCGAAAGGTCGGATTGCTGTTGAGAATGTACCGCCACAAGGCTGGGTAATCGTCATTCTTCTGCTTCACCTTCTGCTTCTGGTCCTTTTCCATTGACCGCTTGTAGTCGTCCCAGGAAAAGCGTTTCATCTGGTACAGGGTCCGCACATTGCGCGGATCGATCACGACACGCGGCTGTCTCGTTTTCACGTCCGGCTTCAGGTAATCGTTCATGAGCTGACGGCCCACTTCACTGTCATCGGCCAGATCAAACATCAGCCCGGCCTGCTCAAACGCATCTTGCCAGGTCGTTTCCCGGTCCGTGCCAGACGGGGAGCGGCCCATGTTCGGATCGATCAAGCGCCGGATGCTGCTCCAGCCATGTTCCGCTTCCAGTTCAAAGACCCGATCGGCCACGTCCTGCGGCGAACCATCCACTTCCAGTTCACAGACCTGCTCCAGATCGTCGTTGGGATTGACCTGTACCCAGACCATCATGTGGGGCTTGCGCGGGTGCGGGTCAATGGCATGAATGACGGGGAACAGTTCGTTCACGTGGACGGGTCGGACGTGGGTAAAATCTACGACATCGTCTCCTTCACAAGTTCCACAACGCCCGTCACCGTCGAGGATCGTGAGGTCGTTGCACTTAAAGCACCAGGTATGATCGGTGTCGGTGAAAAGCGGATGGACGCGGTTTGAGAGTCGAAGGTGCTGACCATATATTCTTGTGGATCTTTCAGCCGCAGATAATGTCCGTGCCATCTCTGCAATCGCGGTCTGATCGAGGTTCTGGTTCTCCGTCGCATACATCTCCACCATTTCGTACGTCGGGTCATGGTCCTTGCCCGGTAAACAGGGCTCGTAGACTCTGTCCACTAGCCAGTCAACGGGAATGGTCGGATCATCTGGCCAGGTCATGGACAAGAACATGGTCCCGTTCACGCGCTTGGCCCGAACAAGGTTCTCGATCCAGATCGATTCCTTCGGTGGCTCGTCGTGCAGAATAAAGTGAAAGTCACCGGACGCGAAATCGCTCGGGTCCTGGTCATAGCTCATGAACTGGATACGGGTATAGCCACGGGGCTCGTCACTGTCCGGGTCCCGGTACAGGACTTCCAAGGTCCGGGTCCGGGCCGTCCAGGACTCGTCCCATTCGCCCTTTATGAGACAATGCTTGGGTATCCATCCAAAGTGTCCTCGGGGTCCACCGGGCTGATCCACGCCTTGCCACTTCCACCATTGGAGCTTTGGAAGGATAATTGTTTCGAGTGTATTGGTGATGGACTCAACGACCACTCGACAATTGATTGGGCCACGGAGTTTGTTTCGAGGATAGATGTCTCGCAAAGAGAGTGGAATTTGCCCGGTTGCCCGGATGACCATATCAACAAGGGCAGTATCGGTTTTGCTGGCACCGTTACCTCCTGCGAGAAAGAACACTTTCGCTTCGGAGCAATGCACGCGCAGCGCCTTCTCGGAAACCGGAAGGTAGTAGCGCAGCATGTTAATCTGCCGGTCATAGGCCTGGACACTAAGCATGTCCTGGGCCAGGGCCATCAACTGCTCGTCACTGTAGCCGTCCAGTTCGGACGGGTTCAGTTCGGACAATTTCGAGAGCAGGTCGAGGCTCATTCAGGGTCCTCCTGGACCCACTTCCACAATTCACTGTCTTTAGGTACAAGAAGAACCGGCGTGTCTGGATCGTCAAAATCGCGTGCCAGGATTTCAAAGATGTTCTCCGTTGTGAAAACCTCTCGTTCCTTCATTACAGCTCAATCTCCGCTTTCCGTTCCGTCAACGTAATCTTCCGGTCCAGGCCCCGTTGCTTGACCAGTTCCTGGAGCTTGGTCCCGATCTGGTCCAGTTTCGCCTGTTCGGCATGGCCAATGATCTGGGTCGGCTGCCCTTCCAGGAGCAGGTTCTTGTCGGTCAAGATTCCCATCATGACCGTTATGTCCTTGATGCTGGCAAACTCCAGGCGCTGCTCCAGCCGATTGTCCGCTTCCAGGTAATCGAAGACGCGCTGGGTAATGCGCTTGACCGACTGCTTGAGTTCGTCCTTGCCAAATTTCCGTTCCGGGGCCGGGGCAATTTCCAATGACGGGGTCAGGCTCTTGCCCTGCTGCGTCTGCTTGAGTAACTGGCGCATGGCCAGCTTCTCGTTAAAGGTCATGCTCCCGGCAGATTTCTTCGGCGCAGGCTCAGTCTTGATACCGGGCTGGGACAGGTCCACGGGCTTGTACGGTTTGACTGGCACTTACTCTCCCACGATCCAGGTCCAGACCAGGACCAGAATGATAAGCAACAGGCTCAGGGTAAAGGCCAGGGCCAGGATGGTGATCACGCCTGCTCCTTCACTGAATCTTCGTGACAATCCATCTCGTCCACGCACGGGATCTCGGTCCCGTCACTGTCAAAGCACCGGAAGGGTTCGACTGGCATTTGAGGGCCGTGGCTGGCACAAGACACGGCAGTAGAGAGAATTAGAAGGAACCAGCTCAGGAGTCGAACCCGAGACCCTATCGAACTGCGTCTTCGATAGCATGTTGCGCCCGACGCAACGCTGTCCGGGGATACCGCCGCCCGGAGCGAATATGGCTCCTTCATTTCCGCTTCCTTCGCTTCTGCTGGGCCTGTTCAATAATCTCGGCAATGGCGACCGCCCGGACATGGTCCTTCAACCGGCCCAGTTCCTCGTCATCGATATAGAACATGACATTACCCAGCGTGTAACAGTTGTCGTTCCAGCGCTCGGTACGTTCATCTCCGAATAGTTGGTAGGAGGTCATGGGATTGCCAGGGTCACGTGATGCGTGATCGTTTCCGTTCCAGGTTCAAGAACTTGTTCCTCTCGAATATCGCCACAATCGCAGCAGTACCGTGTCCAGAGAATGAACGTCTCTGCATGCGGGCACTTCTTCTTCAGTTCGTCCTCAATGCTGTAATCGTGCTCGCTCATTTGAACTTGCCGCCGACTCCGGCCCGGTTCGGATTTCTGCCCATGCGAAAGGGCCAGAGCCCGCAATTCGTAATAGGGCAC